CAGTAGCGACTGAACAAACCAAAATTAGCTCCTACGTCTACAACCAAGCCGCCTTTTTTGATATCCAAGAAGTCGAACTTCCTTTGAACAAAGAATTCGTTTAGATTAAAAAAGATAAAACCAGTATTCGGAAGGTCAAACTTCGGAATGTCAATCTCCTTACTAGATATCCTATGTTCGTGAGAACCAACTAGCTTTCCTTCGTCTAAAAACTCCAAAAGAAATCCATTAAAGTGAGGATAATTTTCTATAGGAAAACCGAAAGAAGGGAATGGCACAAGCCACCACCAAAGCCCATCCTTAAAGTCGAACGAAGTTTTATATAGAGGCACTTTCGTATCTATTTCTTTAACCACGCATTCTAAATGGATTTCTTGATCGCAGTGTATGTGAAGTTTGTTTCCTCCGTTTCCTTCCCATGTAGTCTGGAAGTTGAGACGAGGAGTCAAATCTAAAACCTCCAAAAGCTTTTTTGTGTTAACCTCGACGTCCTCAAAATCTAAAAATGTAACTGGCCAGCTATCATACATTCCACAATATACTTCTAGGTTTCTAAGTAGAACGGGTATCTGCCAAGACAAGGCTTCCTTTAAAACTATAGGGTTAGTTTCGTAATCTCCTTCAGACCCCTTGGATGCGAAATAAAAAGCATCCATACTAGAATAAAAATCATCCACATCGCTTCTCTCTCCCCATACAACGCAATTGTCTGGTTTATTGTCTAGCAATGGTTTCCAATAGTTTTCGAAATTTACCGCTTGATTCCCCACAAAATGAAACTTGATTTTGCAGTCTTTTAATTTCTTGGCTATCTCAAAAATTTCAGCTTGGTTTTTTCTGGAAGTGAACAGTCCTACGTTTAGTACATGCTTATAGGATGGGTCAAGCCCAAGTTTTTCTAACGCGACTTTTCTATTTGGTCGTCCTTTTTTTTCTATTGGGTATTCTGTTATCTCGTAAGGGATCCCCCAGCTCTTATATATCCTTGGGTGAAAGTCGCTAATGAAGGCGAATCCATCTGGCAGAAACCTTCTGTTTTCTGTTTTGTCGTCTATTTTTTGGCTATAGCCTGAATCATGGGAGGTCTCGACTATTTTATACTTTCTCTTCTCGTCGTAGATTCTTTTGGTTACGGTATCGTCCATAAATAGCTCCGGAAATTCTTCCATATGGATTATGTCAGGATCTATTTTGATAATCATGTTGAGGATCTCCTGCTTATCGTTTTGAAGCATGAAATATCTCTCTTCTTTTAGAAGCTTTTTGACTCTATTTTTCTGTACCGCATATTGCTCCCCCCCAATGTCGTTGTACATGATAACGTACAGGTCGTACTTTCCTTGGAGAACCTCTAATTGTTTCACTAGGAACTGCGGCAATCCCCCAGTGGACAAATGAGGGGTTATAAAAAGTAGCCTTTGCATTATATTAGTCTGGGAATGAAAGTAGCAACGTCTTCTTCTTTATGTTTCATTATGTCATTATAGCTTTTGAGTCCCCAGTTAGCTAACATTAACGTGGTGTAGTTATCTTTTCTTGCTCTTTGCGCTGACGAGCTCCTTTTTAAGTGCATTGGAAGGTCAAAGGTTTGGCTTCCTTTCGCCGTCGACTTAACTTCTACCAACGCGCACTGCTTTTTTGTTTCGTAAGTCCAGCTATCTTGAAACTCAATTAGGTCTAGAAGGGTGTCGTGACCAGTCATTTTTACTGGGACTTTTTCTCCAACCATACTGTCGAATATTGAACCGTTAGCAGTGGCCCTAGAACCGAACCAAATTCTTTTGTGGTCTATATCTGCCTGCAGTTGTTCGTTGGCTTTCCTTATAAAGTTCGTAGAAAAATTTTGCTTAAAGCATATCTTCTTATCTTCTAAGTTGTATTTTCTTCTAGCTTGCCGTACCTGCGCGTCGTAGTCTAGGCCTTCTTTATCGGATTCGAAATCAATAAACCCAATGTTCTTCACTCTTTCGAAAAGCTCTGACTCGTTGCAACTGTCTATAAATTGATACCCCGCGTTGTCAATGCAGATCATAACGATATTAAAAGACGTAACCAAATAGTACAAATATCTTATATGATCTTTTAAGTCCCCCCCTGCTACAGCATAGCTATGGACAAGGGTTCCTTGGTCTGTTTCTTCGTCTACTTCCAGAAGCGACATTGCGAAATAATCAGATGAAGGACTATTGCTGAAACTAGGGTCGATTCCCAACACGTACTTAGAGCCAGTTTTCCCCGAGACCCTAATCGTCGGGGTTAGTCCATCCGGGACAGTGCATTCGTGCATTTTTTTTGCGCTAAAGTAACTATCGCTTCCGTCTGTAAATTGAGCGCAATATTCCCTTTGGAAAGAGGAGTGGGACTCCCCACCGGATTTAGCCTCCTCAATAATCGTGCGGTCTATCATCTCTTCCGGTAAGGCTTCGTACCCCATTTGGGAAATGAAATATGTCGCGTCGCCCACTTTATCTTCTGATTTTATCTTTTCTATCCAGTCTTTATATGTCCTATATAAGTTTTCAAAAGTATAAGATGCTGAGGATAAGGCTATCATTCTGGTTTTGTTTTCGAAAACGAATCGATCCTCTTCTTTCATTATTCCTTTTTTTATTAACTCGTTTTCTTGCTGCCTTATCTCCAACCTCTCTTTCATGTTCTGGGGAGCTACAAGAAACGGCATTAATACAGTTTTGATTGTGTCTTCTGGTAAAAGAAGATACTCGTCAAGCACTAAAACGTTAGCGCGGAATCCACGTATCTTTTCTCCACTCAAAGGGATCGCTGTTATGCTCCCTCCATTAATTTGCCATTCGTAAGCGTCGTTTCTTTTAGCCTTGTGTCCAAACGCTTGCGCTAATAGTTCAGCGCCTTGACCCTCTACAAACTTCTCTATGTTCGTGAATATGAACCTTGCGGTACGGAAGGTGGGGCCAGCTATTAGTATCTTAGTCTCTGGCTCGAACACGCATTGCAAAAAACAATAAACCGCCGCTATAAAAGTTTTTCCGCATCCTCGGCCCCACACGCACATGGAAAAGTTCCTATTGAATAACCCTCTTAAGGTCACTTCTTGATAGGGGGCAAGCTTTATACCTGATATTAATTCGACAGTAAGGGCCAAGTTGTTTCTAAGAAACTTAGCTAAAGAAATTTTGGCCTCTCTGTCTTCTAGCTCTCCCTTTAGCTTCTTTAATTCGTCGAGTACGTTTTTGGCTTCTGGGTTATGATATTTTTTAGGAGCGTACCACATGTCATAGTATTTTCAAATCGTATGCTAGCTGAAGGTCGAAATCCCTAGAAGAACAATTGGTATCGAAAAGTATTTTCTTTGTTACTCTTGAGGCTTCTCTTCTGCCGTCTACAAAAAGAAATTGTACTTCGGGAAACTCTTGTATCAGGTCTCTTACATTTCTAAAAAGAAACTCTGGGGTGACTTTTACTTTTCTGGAAACATATGGGAGCTTGTTAAAAATCATGCATTCGTTTAGCTTCCTCTCTATTAGCACAATTAAATATGCCCCTGAGTCTTCTGCCCTTTGGGCTTCTTTTTTGAACCTTTCAAATCCTCCGCTAAATGTTCCCACAAAGTCCCTTATCGATTTTCTTTCTATGTAACAATGGCAACATAGCTCTGGATTGTCTAACGTGTAATCTCCGAACTTTAGTCCCTTGACTTCTATTGGGTGGTCAAGGCTTAACGGGGTTTGCTCTCTTGAATCCGTACGTATTTTTATCTTCTTTTTTATTACTGGGTTGAAGTTGGAGGTACCCGCGATCGAAGAGAACTTGTTCTTCAGGCCTAACTCTTTACATGTCTTGTAATAGTCCCCTAAAACAACTTGGTAGTATTGTAGAGGAGGGCTCATAATTGTCCTGAGCTCTACTTGCGAAGGCGTATACTTGAGCTTCTTTTTTTCTATTCTTTTTCTTATAACGCTTTTGCAGTATTCTTGAGCTTCGGTAAGTGGCTTTGACTTGAGCCATCTTTGCATGTTTCCTCTAGAATTGAAATCGTTATCGAAATAGTACTCTTTTGACTTAAATTTTATAATCTCCCCGTTGTACCAATCCTTACGAGGAAAATACTTCTGATAGTAACTCGCCATCCTCAAGTCATGAGCCTTTAGGTGCCCATGAAGTTGTCGCTCGGATTCGAATTCTTTTTCACATGCTTCGCACTTAACCATTAATAGCCTCTTCCTCTGTTAGACCCATTATCCTAGCTTTAATTTCATCCATCGAAGTCAATTTTTCGACTTCTTCTTTGGCTGCTTTCTTCTTGAATTCGGCAAGCTTTATTAATTTTTTTCTGCTTTCTTCTTGTTTCCACATTTGAACTAAATTAAGTATGCTTGCGTTTTCTTTGATTTGCTTGCTAAGCCTGTAGCTTCTTTTTTCCTTTAGGCTCTCTAGTAGCTTTTGTTGACGGGATACGCATTGGTTGTATTCTGTTTGCGCTGTGTTTATAGCTTCAACTAAACTCATGGATATCCTTCTACCTTCGTTGTCGTCAGAAGCTTCGTCTAACAGTTGAGACAACCTTTCCACTCTTCTTTGTATGTTCGCAGAAATAACTACCTCCTGAGATAAGACAATATATTGGTCAACCTCTTCTTGCGTCAGGTCAGACTTATTCCAAGTATATCTTATGAAGCTGCTTTCGTATAACTCCCTGTCTGTCGTGCTCCTGTAAGTGTTTATTTGATGGCTAAATCTAT